CGAGCACCCGCTAAGCCAACTGATCGACGACGGCCTGAATGAAATTGACCCGAGCCTGGTGGTCGATCTGACTTGCGCGCCGAAAGACGCCGACGTCTTCAACCAGGATGTGATCCGCGCCTGCAACCCGGCGCTTGGTACTTTTCTCGACGCCAAGACCCTGTTCACCGAGGCCGAGCAGGCGCAGCGGATGCCATCGGCGGAAACCGCGTTTCGGAACCTGCGCTGCAACCAAAGGATCGGCTCGGCGCCGGACATGCTGTGCACGCCGGCGGTTTGGGATTTGGGCAAGCCGCCGATCAATATGGGCATCTTCACCGATGGCCGGCCGGTGTTCGCTGGGCTCGATCTGTCGGCGCGGCTCGATTTGACGGCGATGGTGCTGGCGGCCGAGGATGATCAGGCGCGCATTCATTTGCTGCCGATGGCCTGGACGCCGGAAAAGACCTTGATGACCAGGACGCAGCGCGACGGCGCGCCGTATGATGCCTGGCACCGTGGCGGTTTTCTCAATGCCACGCCGGGATTGGCGATCGATTACGATTACGTGCTGGCGGAAATCGCCACGGCCATTGATGGCATGAACCTGGTTCGCGTCGCCTATGATAGCTGGAATATCACGACCTTGCGGCAGGCATTGAACCGTACATCGCTGGATTTGCCGCTGGTTAATTTTGTGCAGGGCTGGAAATCCTATTCGCCGGCGGTTCGTGAATTCGAAATCGCCGCGGTGGAAAGCCGGCTGGTGCATGGCAATCATCCGGTGCTGCGCTGGTGCGTCAGCAATACAATCCTGGTTCATGCGCCGGGCACGCCGGGGCAGAACCGCAAGCCTGAGAAGCGCCGCACCTATGGCCGGATCGATCTGGCGGTCGCCGCCATCATGGCGATCGGCACCATGAAGTGCTCTGACGACGCCGTGATGGATGTATCGGCAATGATCGGATGATGCTCATGCTCGGCAAGATGTTTGCCGCGATCCGGCGCTGGTTATTGCGGAAGGAAAAGGGCTAAAGCCTTGCGATCGATGTAAACCAATAAGGAGGAATAGGCATGAAATCATTCTTCGCACTTGTTACGCCGTTCGACCCCAGCCTTAAACCCGACCAGGGTTTGCCGACGCCGCAGCCGCCGACCGGCGGGCAGCCGCCGCATCCCGATCAAGGGCTGCCGGGTGATCTGCCGCATCCTGAGCACCCGATTTATTACCCGCTGCCGCCGAATGCGCCGGTTGATCCGAGCTACGGCATTCCGATCGATGGGCCGTATCCAGATCAAGGCTTGCCTGGTTCGCAGCCGCATCCCGATCAGGGCCTGCCGGGCTCGCAGCCGAAACCGGATCAGGGACTGCCGCCGTTCCCGTCACATCCGATCGTGCTGCCGCCGGGCGGTGGCAACTGGTTGCCGGTTTATATCGACAACTCGCTGCCGGGATCGCAGCCGTATCCTGACCAAGGTCTGCCGGGCTCACAGCCGAAACCTGATCAGGGGCTGCCGCCTTTCCCGTCGCATCCGATTGTGCTGCCTCCGGTTGGTGAAATCCCGGTACCGCCGGAAATCGGCATTTCCGGCACCATCAAGTTCAAGGCAATATGGACGCCGCAGAACGGTTGGCAGACCATTGGCATCATCATTCCGTCAACAGACGGCAGTGGCAAGCCGATCCCAACGCCGTCATCCAAGCGAAAATGACGCCTGGCCGCCGCGACCTGGTCTATATTGTGGGTATGGTCGCGGCGGTGGTGCTGATCGTGTGGGCGCTGTTCTATATCTAGAGGGGCGCTCATGCACGTCACGATTGCAGTCAGCAGCAATACCGAAAATGGCAGATATTTGATCGAGTGTGCGCGGGCGCGTGACGTTTCGGTTACTCGTTTTGTCAATAAGCTAATCGAGCGTATAGCGCGCGATCGTCTTGTCGACGCCGTGCTCGACGATGACGGCGAACACGATCGCGCCAGGCACGAACACCGATTTAGGGAAGTCGTTTAACCGTTAACCGAAAGGGCTGACGCTATGACCGCTCAACTAGAAGACCGGGTATTGGACCTTGGCATCAACGTGCTCGATGCCGAAAGCACCGCGATTTATATCGTTTCGTCGGCGACCGAGCCGACCACCTACGCGCTGGCGACGGCCGGCGCCGGTTCGCTCGGTTTCAAATCATTCGGCGCGGGTGCTGTATTCGGCTCGCCGTCGGCGGCCGCCGACGCCAACGGCCGGCGCGTGACCTCGACGGCGGTGACCGACGGCACCATTGTCACTGGTGGCACCGCGGCCTGGTGGGCGATCGTCGCGGCGGCATCCTCGCTTCATGCGCACGGCTCGCTGGCGGCGAACCAGGTGGTGACCGCGGGCAACACCTTCACGCTGGCGGCGTTCGATATCACGGTACGCGCGCGATGATCGATAACGATCTGAAAAACAGTCCGGTGACGTTAGGCGCGCCGGCGATGTCTATCAATCCGCCTGCCAAGCCGAAACAGCAGGACCAGCAACCCAAAGCAATGGAAACGCAGGATGACGCGGCGGCAGATCAAGACGACGACAAACTATAAATACGGCCCGGCAATTTCCTATTACGACGACGACAAGTGGATCGGTCGCAGCCTCGGCCTGTACGGCGAATATTCCGATTACGAAGTCGAGGTTTTCAAGAAGTGCCTGCGGCCTGGCGGGATCGCGCTTGAACTCGGCGCCAACATCGGTTCGCTGACGGTGCCGTTGGCGCAGTGCGTCGCGCCTGACGGCAAGGTGATAGCGTTCGAACCCGGCCTCGACACGCTGCGGCTATTGCGCCGGAACATCGAGCAGAACGGTCTCGACGGCGTTGTTGAAATCGTTCCAATGGCGGCATCGGACAAGCGCGAAACGCTGCCGATCGTCTACAACCCGAACCCGAATTATCCAAAAGTCGCGCTCGGCGACAACCCGCACACCAAGGGCAACCAGGCCGACGGCTATATCGAGGCGATCACGGTCGATAGTCTCAACCTGCCGCGGCTCGACTTTGCAAAAATCGATGTCGACGGCTGTGAGCAATTCGCGCTCGACGGGATGCGCGAGACCATCAAGCGTTGCCGCCCGATCATTTTCATTGAGAACGAAATCCCTGACAAGGCCGAGCAACTGACCGCGACCATTATCGAGCACGGCTATCGCGGCTACTGGTACCGGCCGCCGCTGTTCCGGTTTGACAACCACGCCGGCGTGATCAGGAATATCTTTCCTGGCACCGTGGCGCTGATGCAGGTTTATATTCCCGAGGAAATGGATTTGGAGGTGAAGGGCTGCGACGAGGTGTCGGATATCCGCACCGCCGACCCCAACGATCCCGATCTGTTCAACCGCGAGATCGTGCGTTACGGCCGCTTGAGCGCGCGCTATCCCGAAAATTTGGAAGTGCGGCTGATCCAGGCGCATTACCTCAATTTGATGGGACGGCTCGACGAAAGCGCCGAGCTGATCCGCGAAAACCTCGAACGCAATCCTGATCATGTGCCGACGCTGGCGATCGAGGGCTTGCATATGCTACAGGCCGGTAACTACCGGGAAGGCTGGCAACGCTACGAGCTGCGCTATCAGCAGAACAACCCGGCGCAGTTCGGTGGCCACCGCAAGCCGCGCCACCTCAAAGCCTGGGACGGCACGCCGACCGACGCGCCGCTGCTGGTCTGGTCCGAGCAGGGTTTCGGCGACACCGCGATGTTCGTGCGCTATTACAAGTACGTGCTCGAACGCGCGCCGAATGCCATTCTTGAGGTGCAGCCGGAAATGTACGAACTGATCGAGAGCTCAAAGATCGCCAGGCCGGGCACGCTGTTCCGGCTCGGGCGTGAATTGCCCGATCAGTTCGGGCAACAGTGCTCGATCCCGTCGCTGCCGGCGGCGCTCGGCGATGACGGCTCGCTGATCCCGATCGACGGGCCGTATTTATTCGCCGATCCGGTTCTGACCACCAAGTGGCGGGGTGTTGTCGGCGATCGGCAGATCGGTGTGTGCTGGCAAGGATCGCCTCGATCCGAACGGCCTTATACCCGCGATTTGCCGATCGAGTTCCTGCGCGAGCTGGACGGCGACCATGGCCCGTTTTTCTCGCTTAATGATGCCTGGGTATTCGATAGCTACGCCTCGACGGCGGCGGCGATCATGGCGCTCGATCTGGTGATTACGGTCGACACCTCGGTCGCGCACGTTGCCGGTGCGCTCGGCAAGGAAGTCTGGCTTTTGCTGGCGTTCGATCCGGATTTTCGCTGGGGGCTGAAAGGCACCACAACGCCGTGGTATCCTTCGATGCGGATTTTCCGGCAACCGCGTTTGCGCGACTGGCGCACCGTGATCGACGAGGTGCAGCAGGCGTTACAGGAGCGCCAGGATCAATGCCGCGCCGACGCGGCCTAACGATAAGGAGCGCAAACGTGGCAAGCGATTTTATCCCGATCAATGTCAACAACCCGACGGTGGCGACGCAGGCGAACCTGCTCAAGCAATATGTCGGTATACTGCGTAGTGCCTACGAAATCGGCCAGCGTGTCCGCGCGCTGATGCTGCATATGCACGACGGTGTTACCTTTACCGAGCTGGAGAAGCAGTTCGGATTGCCAACAGGTAAAGGCAACGTGGTGTTCGACCTGGTCAATGGATCGATCGGGGCGATGGAAAGCACGTTCCAAAACGACGACTGCAAGCAGATCACCGAACAACTCGGTTAGGCAAGGCGCGGGTGATGGCCGGTGACAGTCTGGAACACTTCCGATCAGCGCAACATCACCGTCACCGGCAGCGGCCTGATCGCGACCGTCAACACTACCAACGGCGCTAACACCAACGGCATTCGCGCCGACACATCGAAGTCGGGCAGCGGCAAATACGTTATCGAGTTCACCGTCAACAACCAGAATGACGGATTTTACGGTCTCGAATACGCCGGAAAGGACCCGTACTACAATACTGGTCCCGGCATCTGGCAATTGCACTACTACAGCGGCGCCACGCTGTTCGAAGAAGCGAACGGCCCCTGGCTGTTTTTTGATAACACTACTCTTCCCGGTGGCGGCTATCCGCCATTCGGGACGCCTTATACACTCCGCTTCTTCGTCGATCTGGACAACAACAGATATTACGTCCAGATCAACGGCACCAACATGGGCGGTTGCGATCCGACCGCGCAAACCGGCGGTTTTGGGTTCACGCCATCGGGCCCGTTGTTTCCGTTCTTCGGCGGCGTCTATTCCGGCGAAAGCGCCACGCTTAATCCGACGCCGACGAGCCTTCCTGCCGGATGGACCGCGTGGGACGCATCAACCGGCGCCACGCTTACCGCCAGCGCACTAACCAACACCGCGCCCGTTCTCGGCCCGGCCACGCTGACGATCAACGCGGCGCCACTCACGCTGTACGACTATGCGCTCGACTACGGCCTTAACGCCTTCCTGCTGGCAAACAAGATCGTGGTCTGCTCGGCGTTGCCGACCACCTACACTGAAGCCAACAGCACGTTCAAGATCGGCCAGAAGTCATTCAGCATCGGCGGCGTTGTCACATCAGGGCCGCAAGCGGCGTCACCTGATGGGCGGCAGATCGTCACCGCGGCGGTGGTCGGTGGTAGTGTTACCACCAACGGCACACCGACCAATTGGGCCATCGTTGACGACGCCAACACGCGGCTATTGGCAGCGGGGATCATGACGGGATCGGTGGCGGTGACAACGGCTGACGGCTGGACGCTCGACGCCATGACTATCAACGTGCCCTGATGGCGTTTGGCTTCAAGGGATCGGGTGGGTCCGGCACCACCGCGACGGCTAACCAGGCCTCGTTTAACGCGACCACCACCACGACGGCGGGTGCGGCATGGGACCTCGCGGTTCTGCTGATCGGCGTTGACAATAACCAGACAACGGACGGTGACGAGAACGCCGTCACCAGCATCAATGCCACCAACGGCAACGTCTGGCAGAAGGCGGGTGAGTTCACCAACGGCCAAGGCACCGCGCAGACCGGTGCCACCTGTTCGGTCTGGTACAGCAATCTAACGGCGGCGATTGCCACCGGTTCGACGATTACAGTTAATTTCTCCAACAGTGCGTCTCGTGATTTTTCGGCGTGGTCGCTAACCTACTTCACGTCAGCCACAGGAAAGGCTGTAGCTCTCGCAGCCGCTGCCGCTGGGCTGGCCAACGACGCCGCCGTCGCCGGTTCGCTTAACGTCACGACGCCGAATATTGCTTGCCTGCGCATCCGCGCGATTGCGTCCGAAGCCAACGTCACCACGGCACTGACCAAGACGGCGGCGTTCACCGGGCTGCTCGCGGAAGGCACATCGGCGGGCGGTACGAGTACTTCTAAGATCGGCATCCGTGGCGAGTATGCGATCAGCACCGGGACCAGCCTGGCGTCAGCGCCAACGGGTGGCGCCGGCGCGGTCGATAATGCTTCGGTCTACGTCGCTTTCGCCGAAACGATTGAAGTTCTCGTTGACGCCGACTTGTTCAACACCGCGCCGCTGCTCGGTGCGCCGGCGTTGTTCTCGGCGCAGACCTATAGTCTAGCCGCCGCGAGCTACCTCAACGGCGCGCCGTATCTAACGGCGATCCCGGCGTTTGCCAAAACCGGCGCCGGCATCGCGGCCGCGAACTTAACCAACACCGCGCCGCTGCTGGGCCCGGCGACGCTGCAACAGCGTGTGGTGCTCGTCGCCACCGCACTGACAAATACCGCGCCCGTTCTCGGCCCAGCGACGCTGCAACAGCGCGCGGCGCTAACCGTGGGCGCGCTGACCAACACCGCGCCGCTGCTCGGCGCACCGCTACTTGCCGCGACTTCGATCCTGGTCGCGGCGCCGCTGACGAACACGCTACCGGTGCTCGGCCCGGCCACGCTTGGCCAGAGGCACACATTGATTGCCGCGACGCTGGCGAACCTGGCGCCGCTATTGCCGGGCCTGTCGCTCGGCATCACCGGCACCATGGCGTGCGCGCCACTGACAAACACGGCGCCGACGTTTGGCAGCGCCAACCTGGCGCAGCAGCACGCGCTCGGCGCTGCGGCGCTGTCGACCGGGCCGCCGGTACTTGGCGCGCCGGCAATATCGATCGCGATCGCCGGCCTGGTCGCGGCGGCGCTGACCAACAAGCCGCCCGGTGTTGGCTCGATCAGCTACACGCCGAGCCAGATCACCGACTTTACGACGGTCGCGAGCACGGTATCCGCCGACGTCGCCGATGGTCCGTATGGCGCAGGCACCGCCGACAAGCTGATCGAGACTGCGACGAATGCGCAGCACTCGGTGTCGTTCTCTTGGTACCTCACTTCAGGCACCTCGACGGTTTGGGCCGAGCTGAAGGCGGCCGAGCGAACATGGGCGGTGGTCACGCTCAAAGACGTCAATGGCGGTTGGGTCAACCTGACCAGTCAGACGCACGGCACCGAGCTAGGTTCTAACAGCTCGCGAAACGTCGTCCCGCTTGGTGATGGTTGGGCGCGTTACGAATTTACGTCGGTCGGCACGCCGTTCTTTATGCGCATTGCGACGGCGCTGGGGGACGGCGGCGGTTCCTATCTCGGCGACGGCACCAGTGGCATTCTGGTCGGCCGCGTCGGCGCCGCGCCAGGCTCGGCGGTTTCGCTCGGGCCTGCACTCGTCCAGGTTAACGAAAAGGTTCTCGCGGCCGCGCCGCTAACGAATACCGCACCGGTGCTGCCGGCGCTGGTGCTTGCTATCTCTGGCGTGATGGCGGCTGCGCCGCTGACCAATACGGCGCCGGTGCTCGGCGCGCCGGCGATCGGCCAAAAGCATCTGTTGGCTGCGGCCAACCTAACCAATACCGCGCCGCTGCTCGGCGCGCCGTTGCTGGTCGGCACATCGGCGCTGACGGCGAGCGCGCTAACGAATACGCTGCCTGTTCTCGGCCCGGCCACGATCGGGCAGAAACAGGTTCTGACCGCGGCGACGCTATCCAACCTGGCGCCGACGCTGCCGGCGCTGGTGCTCGGCATCACCGGCACCATGGCGGCGGCTCCGCTCGCCAACACCGCGCCGGTGCTGGGCCCGGTGGTGCTGGCGCAAAAGCACGCGCTGACGGCGGGCGCGCTAACCAATACCGCGCCACTACTCGGCGCACCGGCATTGCTCGCCATTGGCGGGCTGGTTGCGGCACCGCTGACCAACACCGCGCCATTGCTGGGCGCGCCTGTTATCGGCCAGAAACAGGTTCTGGCGGCCGCCGCGCTAACGAACACCGCGCCGCTATTGCCCGGCCTGGTGCTTGGTATATCCGGCGTGATGGCGTGCGCGCCATTGACCAACACCGCGCCGCTACTCGGCGCGCCGACGCTGGCGCAGAAACAGGTTCTGGTCGCCGCGGGTTTAACCAACACCGCGCCGGTACTGGGACCTGCGATACTGGTCGGCAGCTCGGCACTATCAGCCGCGCCGCTGACGAATACCGGCCCGGTGCTGGGGCCGGCGCTCCTCGGCCAGACGCAGGTTCTGTCTGCCGCGAACCTGACCAACGGCGCGCCATTGCTGCCCGGCCTGGTGCTTGGCATATCCGGCGTGATGGCGTGCGCGCCACTGTTCAATACCAGCCCTGTGCTGGGGCCGGCGGCACTCGGACAGAAACAGGCGCTGACGGCAGCGACGCTGGCGAACCTGGCGCCGGTGCTGGGTCCGGCCTCACTGGTCGGCAGCGCAACGCTGGCGGCGGCAACGCTAGCGAACACCTCGCCGGTACTCGGTGCACCGGCGCTGGTTCGGGTTACTGCGATCGTCGCGGCATCGCTGACGAATACCGCGCCACTACTTGGCGCGCCTGTTATCAAGCAAGCGCACGCTCTGTCAGCGTCGCTTACCAATACCTCACCGGTTCTAGGCCCGGCGACGATCACGCAACGGCAGGTTCTGGCCGCGGCGCCGCTCGCCAATACCGCGCCTGTTCTCGGGCCGGCGACGTTCTCGGAACGGCGGCAGCTTACCGCCGCTAACCTGACCAACAGCGCGCCGGTGCTGGGTCCGACATTCCTGACCGTGAACAGCGGCCGGATCACGCAACATTACACGGTCGCCGCACAGGACACGCCGAACCCGGAATTCGTCGGGCAGCAAACACCGCCGGCGGCTTACACCGCCAGGCGTACGCCACCGGCACAATGGGATGCCATCGCATGAGCACAGTGCATGAAACGGTCAACTGGACGGCGGGCGACGACTGGCAGATCAGGGCCACGCTGATCGACGACACCGGCACGCCGTTTAACCTGAGCGGCGCGCCGCCGATCAAATGGGCGCTGATCAATTCGGACGGTTTGCGCGCGCTCGACGAGACCGACACCACCGTTTCGATCATCGACGGCGTGAACGGCAAGTGTGAAATCCATATTGCGGCGGCCAAGTCGGCGCCGCTACCTGGCGGCCGCTACAGCGACATGATCCGCATCGTCTACGGCGGCATGACCTCAACGTTATCCTACGGGCCGATCGATGTCGCGGCCAACCCGTGGACCGCGGCCGAGGTGGCCGCCACTGGCGCTCAAATGCTGCGCGTCGTCTAACCGGAAAGTAAACCAGCATGGACGTGGAACATAAGGTAACGGCGGCGCCGCCGCCGAGCGCGGACGTGCGCGAATTCATCATGAGCGATGGTTCTGTTGATCGTGTCGGCGACGTGATCGAGCCGGCCGGCTGGGACCTGTCAAGCTTCACGGCCGGCGCCAAGTTCAATCCGATCGCGCTGTTCAACCACAAGGCCGATCAGGTGGTCGGCAATTGGACTGACGTTCGCGTGAAGGGCGGGCGCCTGATCGGAAAGTTTAATCCGGCGGCGCCAGGCACCAGCGAGATCGCCGACAGTATTCGCAAGCTGGTCGAGCAAAACATTCTGCGCGCGGTGTCGGTTGGCTTTGAGCCGATCGAGCGCGAGCCGCTGAATGAAAAGGCCGACAAGCACTACGGGCCTTGGCGCTTCAAAAAGCAGGCGTTGCTTGAATGCTCGATCGTTAGTGTTCCCGCCAACCCCAACGCGGTCGCGCTGGCGCGATCGATGAACCTACCACAAGCGACCGTCGCCGAGATTTTCAGCAAGCCTGCAAACGAAAATCCTGGGCGATCATCTCATGGCAAGCCTGCCGCATCATCCATCGAAACTAAAGGGTTTCGAACCATGTCAACCGCAGCCACCATCGCGGCTAAAATTCAGTCCGCGCAGCAGAACCTTAATGCCTTAATGGCTTCTTTCGAGGAACTCGCATCCCGCGATAATCTCGATGAAAACGAAACCAGGTCCTACCGCGACGACCTGCCGGCACAGATCGATGCCGCTAAGGCCGAGCTGGAAAGCCACAAGCGATCCGAGCGCATCCTGGTATCGGGCGAAACCCGCAGCGCGCCACCGGCACGCGACGGCGAAATCCTGGCACCGCAACCGGCCAGGTCCGAACCGGCACCGGAAGCAATCCGCATCCCGGCACAGCCGCGCCAGAAGCTGGAATATTCCGACCATCAGTTCCGTGCATTGGCGGCCTGGACAAAGGCACAAGCGGCGCACGATCCCGACCTCGGCCGGACGCTGCGCGACATGTACCAGGGCGGCCAGCATTCCGAAATCACTTCGGCGGTGTTGCGTGCCGCGGTCAACCCGGCAAACACCACGGTGGCGACCTGGGCGGCCGAGCTGATCCAGACTGAAACCCTGCCGTTCCTCGATCGGCTGATACCCGACAGTATCTTTCTGCCGCTCGCCAATATGGGCGCGCGCTATAATTTCGGAACGGCCGGTAGCCTTAAAATTCCGGTGCGCGGCGGTGGGCCGACTAACCTGCTGACGGGCAACTGGACCGCTGAAGGCGGTGCAAAGCCAGTCAAGCGAGCATCGTTCACGACTGTGTCGCTGTCGCCGAACAAACTGTCGGTGATTTCGACCTTTACGGAAGAAATGGCAACCTATTCGCCGCAGAGCATCGAGCAGATCATCCGTCAGGCAATGAGCGATGATACCTCGATCATTCTCGACACCTACCTGATCGACGCGGTGGCATTTTCGGCTGGCGTTCGTCCGGCTGGATTGCTTAACGGTGTGACGCCGATTACGGCATCAGTACTAACGCCGACATCGGCGGCAATGATTGCCGACCTTAAGGCGCTGGTCGGTGCGTTGATCGCCGCCGGCGGCGGCCGCGCGATTGCGATCATCGTCAACCCGATGCAGGCGCTGTCGCTCGGCCTGGTGCAGACCACGACCGGAGACTTTTTGTTTGCCAACCCGGAACAGGTCGGCGCCAAGTTCCTCGGCGCTCGCTTTATCGTCTCGGCAACCTGCCCGGCCGGTCGCGTGATCGCGGTCGACGCGGCAGATTTTGCCTCGGCGCAAGGCGATCAGCCGCGGTTCGCGGTATCGACCGATGCAACGCTGCATGAGGAAGACACCACGCCGCTGGCACTCGGCACGACAGGTTCGCCCAACGTGGTCGCGGCGCCGATGCGGTCGCTGTTCCAAACCGATGCGGTCGCGGTTCGCATGAGCCTTTACGTCTCATGGGTCATGCGCCGTGCGGGCATGGTGCAGACCATCGCCGCGGTCACCTGGTAACAAAAACCGCAACGCTGCAACCGTTGTGGCGTTGCGCCAACCTAAAAAGGAAACCATTGAAATGGCAGACGAAAAGACGTTTGAACAGCGCCGGCAGCAAGTCATTGACGACGAGAAAAAGCGAAATGAACAGGCCGAGGCCGATCGCAAGACACGCGAACAGGCCGACCAGCAGCGCAGGAAGGAAGCTCGTGATGTGCCGCTGGTGCCAGACGCTGCTGGCAACGTGATGGTGGAAGCCTTTATGGGACCATATCGCGGCAACCGCCTGACGATGACGGCGGCCGATGGTCAGGCCGCGATCAATAACCATTGGGCGCGCAATCCCGGCCAGATCGAATACGAACACGAACCGCTTGATGACGCCGGCCGCATCGCCGCGCTCGATGCCTCCAAGGCTTGGGCACAGGTGCAATGGGATGCTGCTAATGGCACTAACGAGGAGGACATCGGCACGCCGCTCGGCAACAAAAAGCGCAACGTGACGCCGGAACCGGCCGGCGGTTATGTCACCAAGACGGCCGAACCGACGAAACGCTAATATGGCAAACATGCTGCAAATCCTGGCGCGGCTGATCGTGCCGCGCCAGAAAGCCAACCCCGCGGGCGAGGGCAATTGGCACGCCGGGCCGTACACGGTGAACGGCGGCGTGATCCCGGCCGGATCACCGTGGAACTTCTGGCAATGCGACATCGATCCGTGCGGCTATCCGTCGAGCGCGATCGTCGAGGCTTGCGTTTGGGCTTATGTCCGCGCCATCGCGCAACTGCCTGGTTACCATCGCCAGGAGCTAAACAACGGCGGCACCGAGACCATCACGACGTCGGCGCTGGCGCGCTTGCTGCGCAATCCCAACCCGTACCAGACGCCATCCGATTTCCTGGTGCACTTGATCCGCTCGTTATTGCTCAACGGCAACAGCTACTGGATCGCGCAGCGTAACGATCGCGGCGAGGCGACCGCGCTGCATTGGACCGACCCGCGGCAATGCCAGGTGCGTGAAATAGGCATTCAAGGACAGTCCTATCGCGAAATTTTCTATGAGATCAGCGACAACCCGCTGTTCCAGTTCGACCGCATCCTTGGCCGTGGTTCGCTGGTGGTCCCGGCGCGCGACGTGTTTCACGTGAAATTAGCAACGCCACGCCACCCGCTGGTCGGTGAGACCTGGCTATCGGCGCTGCCGACCGAGCTGGGGCAAAGTGCGGCGATCAATAATTCGCTGACGCAGGCGGCATCCAACATGCGGCCGGCCGGGCTGATCCATACCGATATGACCTTGACGCCGGCACAGGTGCAGGACCTTAAAAAACTTTGGGAGAATACGTCGCAGAACCTCGCCAGTGGCGGCGTGCCGATCCTGACCCATGGCCTCAAGTTTCAGCCGCTGACGATGAGCGCGGACGATCAACAGATCATCGAGCAAAAAAAGTTAAACGACAAAATGGTTGCCGCGGTGTTTGGGGTGCCGGCGATCCTGCTCGGCATGACCGATACAGGCAGTTCGAAAAGCGCCGAGGCCGTAATGGCCGAATGGCTGGCCGCCGGCCTTGGCTGGCTGATCAACCATATCGAGGTGGCGTTCGACCAGTTTGTCGACCTTAACGCCAATTCGGTCGGCAAGGGCCGCGAATATACCGAATACGATACCCGCATGTTGCTGCGCTCGGCGTTCAAGGATCGGCTCGACGGCCTGACGAAAGCGGTGGTTGGCGGCGTCTACTCGCCGAATGAAGCGCGCCGGCTCGAAGGCTTGCCAGATGCCGAGGATGGCGCTGAACCGCGGCTGCAGGCGCAAGTGGTGCCGCTGTCGGCCTGGGACAAAGCGCCGGCGGCGCCGAGCGCACCAGCCGCGCCGGCAGCACCGACCAAGCCTGACGCCGAGCCGGCCGAGGATGACCAGGCCGCCGAGGACAAGGCCGCGGCGTTCATCGCTTTCAACCTGAAACGGGAATTGGCTGATGCCCGCACTGCCTGATCGCGCGCTGATGCGCGCCGTTGCTGATGTGGTTATCGATGAGGAAAAGGCGCGCGCTGCCGCCGATCGCGAACTGGCCGGAGACCTGGCGCGGCTTAAGGAACGGATAGACGAATACGGCAATGTGATCGAGACCAAGTTCCTTGGACTGGACATGCGCCTGCGCGATCTGGTCGCCGCGCAGGTGGCGGCGATCGTGGTTCCACCCGGCGAGCGCGGCGAGAAAGGGGAGCGCGGCGAAATCGGGAACCGGGGGGAACCGGGCGAACGCGGCGCGGATGGCGAGCGGGGGGAGAAGGGCGACCACGGGGAACGCGGCGAGGTGGGCGAGCGCGGGCTACAGGGCGAACAGGGCGAGCAAGGGCTACCAGGCGACGCCGGATATCCCGGCCGCGCCTACGGTCTGCACAGCGCGACGGTGGCCTATCGTGCGCTCGACGTGGTGGCGTTTAATGGCAGTGAGTGGCGGGCTAAGGTCGACAATCCGGGACCGTTGCCGGGCGACGGCTGGATGTTGTCGGCCAAGGGCGTCAAGGGCGAGAAAGGCGAGCGCGGCAACAGGGGGGAACCGGGAGAGCGCGGGGCGCCAGGCGCGCCGGGCCCGGCCGGTGTCGGCATTGCCGATATCGTGATCGAGCAGGGCCTGCTGATCATCGTGCTGACCAACGGCACCACCAAAGAATTCGCGCTGGAGGCGGCCTGATGAGCATCCGCCGGTCTGGTCTCGATCTGATGGTGCTGCCGCGCGGGCTGCTGTCCGATGCCAAGGGGCATCTGCGGATCGACGGCACCTGGGACGACTATACCGTGGTGCAGACCATCGCGCGCGCCATCGGTTGGTTTGAACGGGAAACCGGTGTCAGTATCAATGCCGCGACCTACACATGGAAACCGACGGTCGACGAATTCATCGACGGCATGGCGCGGGTGCCGGTGTCACCGGTCAATAGCTGGACCGCCGCGATCGGCGCCACCGACGCCACATCAAGCTATGCCATTGAAAGCGATACCTTGCATGGCGTTCAAATCGAAAACCTGGTCGGCGCCTGGGCGTCGGGCCTTACCGTCATTATCCCGAGCGGCTACACCAGCGTCGCCGCGATCGATCCCGGCATTGTCGACGCGGTGTTCCGTTACACCGCGCATCTTTACGAGCACCGCGAAATTCTGGTGGCCGGCTCGGAAGCACAGACGCCCGGTTGGATGGACAACGTAATAGCGACCTGGTGGAAGCCACGCCTTTAATGAAAACCGTCGAGCTGTTTCGTGATTACGATTACCGGCCGCACAAGCGCAAGACGGTGCGCTTTTATGGCGGCACGGTTTACACCCGCGTGCTCGAAATCGCTGCCCACGAAATCGAGCGCACGGGTGCCGGCCGGATAATGACCTCTGATCCGGCCGGCACTTATTTAACGCGCGACGCAAGCCACGCTTTCAAACCTCGTAAATGGAGAAAATAAGCCATGACCGATCTAGTCATCACGCCGGCCAATGTCGTCGCCGGTTCTAACGCCATGCGCGCCGACGGCACTGCTGGCGTTACCCTGCTGGCCGGGCAACTGATTGTCAAAGACGCCACCACTAAAAAATATGTGCTGGCTGACAACAACGCGGTGGACGTCACCTTGCGGAAGCCGGCTGGCATCGCATTGCATGGCGCCTCGCCAAGTCAGCCGATCGCGTTCCTGACCTCTGGCGATATTACGATCGGCGCCGCCGTGGTCGCCGGCACCGATTACTTTCTATCCGGTGCGCCAGGCGGCATCTGTCCGCGCGCTGATGTGATCTCAGGCATGAATGTCGTGCTGGTCGGCCTCGCCAAATCGGCCACGGTGATCGCGGTCGATATCCAGGTGCCGGGCGTCACGCTCTAACCATGGCGCTTGCAGCGGGTAGGCTGGCCGTTGCCGATGGCGCCGGAACGCTGCGCTATCGCGTGACGTTTTCGGAACGCGACACGACGTCGGACGAATACGGCAACCCGACCACTGGCTGGATTGATCGCTTCACCGTATCCGCCGGTATCTTCCCGCGGCTCGGCGGCGAGGCGGTCGACGCCGCGCGGCTGGCTGGCCGCCAGCCTGTCGTGATCCGGGTGCGCAAATCGCCGGATACCAGAAAGATCACGGTCGACTGGAAAGCCACCGACCAGAACGGCGCCGAATACAACGTGCGCACCGCGATCGATCCGCTGCTCGGTGACGGCCGCCGCGGTTTCTATATCGACATGCTTGCCGAGACGGGTGTCGCGGTATGAGTGACCCGAGCCTGCCGCTGCAAAAGGCCATGGTCACGGCGATGACCAACGCCGGTATTGCGGTCTACGACCAGGTGCCGCCGGGTGCGGCATTTCCCTATGTCACCGTCGGCGATTGCCAGGTGCTGCCTGACAAGGCCGATTGCATCGATGGCAGTGCGGTGTTTCCGCAAGTCGACGTCTGGTCACGAACCACCGGCTACCCGGAAACCAAGCGCATCGCCGCGGAAGTGCTGGCCGCGCTCGACGACAAACCGCTCGCCGTCGACGGTTATCATTTGGTGGTTTTTGAATTCGTCGACGTTCGTTATTTGCGCGACCCTGATGGCATCACCCGGCACGGCGTTTTGAATTTTCATGGACTACTGCAACCGGTCTAAAGGAGCATGAAGCTATGGCCCAACCTACTGTTCTACCTGGCACGAAACTGTGGATCTTGATCGGCGACGGTGGCAGCCCTGAAGTGTTCGACCAGCCGTGCGGCCTCACCACCCGCGGCATTACGTTCACAGCCTCGACTAACACAACGTTGATCCCTGACTGCGATGACCCCGAGGCGCCGGCATGGGAAGCCAAGGATGTTAATGGGCTGTCGGCAAGCGTCACCGGTAACGGCGTCATGGCGGTGGAAAGTTTTGACGTTTGGAATACCTGGTTTCAGTCGGCGTTGCTGCGCAACTGTCAGGTGACGCTCGATCATCCCGAGCTGGGCCATTGGCAAGGCTTGTTCATCCTGACGACGCTGACCTATGGCGGTGAGCGCGGCCAGAAAGTCACTGTCGACGTGACGCTCGACAA